ACAAGGAAGATGCATGCTCTCTTTGTAGTTGCAGAGATGGCTCATATAAAGAATTGGCAGGAAGAGTTCACTAAATGGAATCTTTCTGATAATGTCTCTACAGAGATAATCTGCTATAATTCTCTTCATAAGGCAAAGACTCAATATGATGTCATTGTCTTTGATGAAGCACATCACATGTTTACAGAGAAGAGAATGAGTATTATCAAATATCTCAAAGCAGACTATATCTATCTGTTATCTGCTACTCTCTCTGCTCAGAAGGAGTATGACATAGAAAGAGTATTTGGCAAATTCACTGTATCACAGGTATCTCTTAAGAGAGCTATATCTGAAGATATACTCCCAGATCCAAAGGTATATGTAATAGATATGGAATTAGATGATACTAACTATACTGAAAATATTTCTACAGGCTCAGGGAATAATCTGCCTGTAGTAAGATGGGAGAACAGGATGCAGTATATCTATAAGAAGAAACCCTGCATTATCCAGTGTACTCAAAGGCAGAAATATACCTATATCACCTCTAATATGGAGTATTGGAAGGAGAGATATCAGAGAAGTCATAACCCTTTCATGCAGAATAAGTGGGTTAACTTAGGTAGTCAAAGAAAAAGGTATCTTGGTGAACTCAAGACTGATTATATAAGGCAACTTATTGATTTGTTCCCAAGAAGAAAAAGATTTGTATGCTTCTGTGCTTCTGTTAAGCAGTCTCAAGAGCTTGATGAAAGGAATACCATATCAAGCAAAAGACCTTCAGATTTGAATCAGAAGATTATAGATGCCTTTAATAAGAAGCAATTACACAGATTATATGCTGTAGGAATGATTACTGAAGGCATGAATCTAAAGGATATCCAGGCAGGTATCATTGTACAGCTTGATGGAAAAGAGAGGCTTTTCATTCAGAAGTTTGGAAGGTCTCTAAGAGCTGAAGATCCTGTTACCTATATATTCTATTATAAGGATACTCAGGATGAAGTATATCTTAAGAATGCCCTAGAGAACATAGATAAGAAATATATTGAATACATCAATATTAACCAAATAAACAAATCAATTATATGAAAGTAATATTTGACACTGAAGCATGTAAGAAGAACAACAAGGATGTGGATCTTCTGCTGTATCTTATATCCTTGTATGCAGGCAGTAAGATTACTGTAAATACATTTGAGAAAGCAAGACAGCAGAGTTTCTTAAGGTTTAACTCTCTTTATAGGAGAGAAGAGCCATTCCCTGAGTATGTGGATCTGAGTGATTCTGGTGAATTCCTTGTAGAGACTATTATAGCAGGCTCTGACTTACAGAAAGACAGAGGTGAGGAATCTATGAGGGAATTGGCAGATAAGCTGAGGGCACTGTTTCCTGCAGGGAATAAATCCGGTTATAAGTATGCCTGGAGAGATTCTACATCATGTATCTCTGACAGGTTAACCAAGTTCTTCCTTAAATATCCTGAATGTAAGAAGTTCACAGATGATGATATCGTAGATGCCACTAAGAGATATATATCTGATTTCAATGGTGACTACAGATATATGCAGCTGTTGAAATACTTTATCTGGAAGGATAAGATGACAGGAGAAGAATTAGTAAGAGGTAGGATAGTTGGAGAGAAAGAGATGCAGTCTCAATTGGCTAACTATCTGCTTAATAAAGAAGAGGAAACCACTACTCAAAAGGAATGGGATTCAGAACTTAAATAACTATGGGAGATTTATATAATAAGACTCTTCAGGAGATAGAGGATAAGAGACAGAGAATCATTGATGGTGGTGTAAATTGTATACCATCACCATTCAAGAGATTTACAGATGACTTTTGTGGTGTGGAGCAAGATACAATGTATTGTATAACTTCATTCACAAAAGGAGGAAAGAGTCAAATGACCTCATATCTATTTATATATCAGACTATCATGTATTCTTATTTTGCAAAAGAACAATTAGATTTCAAGATAATCTATTTCCCTCTTGAGGAGACTAAAGAGAGAATCATGCAGAGATTCATGTCTTGGCTGTTATATAAATTCTCTCACGGGCAGATGAGAGTAAGCCCTAAAGAGCTTAGGTCAACTACAACAGCTCTTGATGAGAATGTAGTAGACAGATTAAGGCAATTTGATATGCAGGATCTTCTGCAGTATTTTGAGGAACATATCATATTTCCAACAGAGTCTCCTAATCCTACAGGTATCTATAAATACTGTAAACAATATGCTGAAGAGCATGGTACAGTACACAAGAAGACCATAAAGATTAAAGATGAATTTGGTGTTCCCCAAGAGACAGAGGTATTTGACTATTATGAGCAAGATAACCCTGATGAATATAGGATGATTATCATTGATACTGTCAACCTTATAGATACTGAGAGAGGAATGACTCTAAAACAGTCTATAGACAAGCTGTCTGAGTATTGTGCTAAGTATCTCAGAAACAGATATCATTATTCTCCTATTCTTATTCAGCAGCAAGCATTTGAGTCTGAAGGCAATGAGTCTTTGAAGCTTGGTAGAGTAAGACCATCAGTAGCTGGTTTAGGAGATTCAAAATATGTGTCAAGAGACGCAGATATAGTATTAGGACTATTCTCACCAATAAGATTTGGTATCACAGAATATTTCGGATATGATATTACTATTCTCAAAGACCATATCAGGTTCTTGGAGGTGATAGTCAATAGAAATGGTGAGATGGGAGGTATTCTACCATTATGGTTTGATGGTGCTGTGTGTGACTTTAAAGAGCTTCCTAAGCCTGATGACAAGGTAGCTATGGATAAGGTATATCAGTATTGTAAGAACCTTAAGAATCCTCCAAAGCAAACTTCTCAGAAAGCAATGTTCATGCCTATTGTAAGTAAAATAAAACACGCAATTAATTTTAGTTTCAAATGAGTAACTTAGTTATTATTTTAGGATCTTCTGGTGCAGGTAAGTCCACCAGTATCAAGACACTCAATCCTCAAGAGACTGTAGTCCTTAATGTATTGGGTAAAGATTTACCATTCAAAGGCTCAAGAGCCAACTATACAAGAGAGAAAAAGAATCTCATTCAATCATCTAAATGGGATTCAATTGCTGCAATGATGCAGTCTATCTCAAGCAATATGCCTGATATTCATAACATCGTCATTGATGATGCTATCTATATCATGAGAACTGAATTCTTTGACAGGTCTAAAGAGAAAGGCTTTGATAAGTATAATGAATTAGCTGATCATTTCAGGAAGATTATTGCTATTGGCAATAGCTTAAGAGAGGATATTACAGTATTTATGATGCTTCATACTGAGACACTTGAGGCAGATGGTTCTGTAATAGGATATAAGGCATCTACTGTAGGTAAGTTGCTTGATAAGATGTATAATCCTCTTGAGAGTGTATCTATTACTCTATTTGCCCAACCTAAGTATGATGACAAGGGTAAACCTGAATTTGGTTTCTGGACTCATCCTATGAAGGTAAATGGTATTGAAATACCTGCGAAATCACCTAGTGAGATGTTTGAGGAAGACTTTATTCCCAATTCACTTCAGCTTGTGCTTGATAAAATGCATGAGTATTATGGAAAATAACCCCATCAACAATTAATAACAATCAAACAAATTTAAAAACATGGAAAAGAAATTTTCAAAGCTGCAGATTGCAGCAATCAAGAGAACAGCACAGAATGTAGCACAGTTTACCACCAAGAAAGAAAGACTTGATGCAAAGATAGCAGAGCTTGAGGCAGAGAAGAAATCATTGCAGCCTATGATTGATGCCTTCCAAGGCCCTATCAAGGAGATGACAGGCGGCTATACCACTGAGGATTTGGTACAGCGTGAAGTAGTACATACTGGTAAGCTTGATTCTAAGACAGGCAAGGAGATTATTCAGACAAGATTTGTCTTGAAGTATCCTGAGACTGTTATCCCTCCAGTACAGACACAAGCTCCACAAGAGCCTGCAGAGATGCCTGAGGAGGAATTCAAGGCAAGAGTAGAGCAAGAGGAACAGATGTTTGCAGAGAGTAATGATGATCCCTGGGCATAATTCATAAAGCCCATAAAAGACAATGTGGTGATGTCTCTGCTATATTTTCTTTTGTTTATTTTGATTTTTCCATATTAGTGTTTTAGTAGGCAGCAGTTCTCGTAACCATTTTTATAGATTAACTTTTAATTAATAGTATATATGGCAATTAAAGCAAATGCCTCTGCAACAGGTGGAGGTGAATTCAAAAGATTTATTGGTGTTGGTTCTTTCAAG